TTAGCTTATTGGCAAAGAGAAAAGGAAAGGTTAATTGATGGATTTTATTTAGCTGATGGACAAGTGTATATTCCTGGATGGTTATATTGGCATACAGTATATTGGACTATTGAACTTAATACTGAAATAAATGGTAAAGCTTATAAAACCACTGGCACTCCTACATTTAGAGATATAGATTGGGAGATGAGTATAAATAAAGAAAAAGCTGAACAAGCTGGAGAGATTATAGAGTTAGTTGGAGCTAGAGGTTTTGGTAAATCAGTATGGGACAGTAGTATAGGGGGTTATTATTATACTTTATTTGATGATGTAGAGGTTTGTATATCTGGAGCACATAATACAGATATTAGAGTTGTTACAGATAAAATTGAAGTAGGGCTTACTAATATACACCCAGTATTAAAGAAACAAAGATTATCTTCTAATTGGAAGACTACAGTCAGAGCTGGTTTTAAAGATAAAAAAACAGGCCAGCCATCAGAATTATCTTCAAATTCAAGATTTGAAATTAGGAACTATAAACAAGGTAATGATTCTATGGCATGTAATGGTCTTAGACCAAAGTTTCAGGTTATAGATGAGATTGGTAAGATTAAAAATCTTAAGGCTTGTGTGAGTGATACTGTACCTTGTTGGATAAATCCTGATACAGGAAAGTACTTAGCAGTAGTAATACTTAGTGGTACTGGAGGTGATATGGAAGTAGGTCAAGATGCTGGAGAAATGTTTTTTGAACCTTGGTCTTGGAATATACTTCAGTTTGATGATATATGGGAAGGTAGAGGAAAAATAGGTTGGTTTATGCCAGCAACTAAAGCAATAGGTAAATATAAAGAACCTAAAACCCTTAGTGAATATCTTGGAATAAGTCATCCTGATTTAGATAGAATCACAATAATGGTTTCTAATGAAGAAAAGTGTCTTAAAGAGTTTGTTGAACCTAGAAGAAAGATAGCAGAAAAAGCAGGTCTTGCTGCTATGATCAAAGAGAAAGCATATTATCCTATTAAACCTAGTGAAAGTTTCTTAGTTATTTCTCAGAATCCATTTAATATTGATCAAGCTAAAGCTCAACAAATTAGAATAAAAGAAAAGGGACTTACAGGAATACCTGTTGAAATATATCATGATGGAGACAAATTAGTTCATAAGTTTACTGATAAGAAACCTATAGATAGATTTCCTGTAAGACCAGGAGATAATACTACAGGATGTATAGTAATGATTGAACCTCCTTTAATAGGATCTCCTTGGGGATTATATACAGCAGGAATTGACCCTTATAACCAAGATAGATCAACCAATTCAGATTCTCTAGGAGCATGTTATATATTTAAAAGAGTACATAATATAACTGGAGAAGGATATCAAGATATGATTGTAGCTTATTATGTTGGAAGACCAGATGATCAGTTTGAATGGTTTGAAAATGTAAGAAAATTATTAAAATACTATAATGCTACAGCATTAGTAGAAAATGAGAATCCAGGATTCATTCAATATATGACTCTTAAAGGTGATGGTCATTATTTAAGAGATCAACCAGAATGGTTAAAAGATATACATACTAATAGCTCTGTTAAGAGAGATAAAGGTCTACATGTTACTCCTAAAATTAGAGATTATTTAAATGAACATCTTAAGAAATATCTTAATGATGTAGCTTATGTTTCTGTAGATGAAGAAGGAAACAAAAGAGAATTCTTAGGAGTACATAAAGTATTAGATCCATTATTATTAGAAGAGATTATTAAATATAATGCAACAGGTAACTTTGATAGGGTTGTAGCTGTAAGTTTAGCTATAGCTTATGCTGATGAATTAAATCAGAAGATGAAAGAAGCTGTTGAAGATGATCATGATGTATACAAATCTTATTTTAAAAGGATTAATACAAATCAAAAATATATATTCTCTGATATAAAAAGAGAAAAGAGTTCAAGAACTAAAAATAAAATATTCCTATAAATGGCAATTATACCTAATGCTAAGGGCTACACCAATGATTTATATCTTAATTTATTTCCTGATCAATATGTATCAGAATCTGAGAAAAGATCAGATTTATGGATTAAGACTAACATGGATTATTTTGCCAATATAGCATATCAACAATATCAAAGAAACAGTAATTCTTCTATAACTAAAAATTATGATTTAGTAAAAGGAATTATTACAAGAGAGGATTTCTATGAAACTCCTGAAGTAAAATCATTTATGGATACTTTAGAAAGGAGTATGGATTTACCTTCTTATGTAAAACATTATCCAATACTTAATCCTCCATTAAATACTCTTGTTGGAGAGGTTACAAAAAGACCTGATAATTCAAGAGTTAAAGCAATGGATGAAGATTCTAAAGCTGAAGAATTACAATGGAAAACTCAAAGACTTCAGGAGTATTTATTTAAGATAATAGCTAATAAAGTTAGAGAAAATGCTTTAAGAGCAGGAGCTGACTTAGAAGATCCTGATGCTCAGGAGCAATTACAACAAATAACCTTTGAACAATTTCAGGAAGAAGTAATGAATTATACTTCTGCTGCTGAATCTTGGGGTAATCATATGTTAGAGGCTCTTAAAGTGGGAATGAATCTTAAAGAATTATCAGAAGAAGGATTTAGAGATCTTTTAATTTGTGCAAGAGAGTTCTTTCATGTTTATGAAGATAATTCCCCAATGGGATTTAGTGCTGAAGTATTAAATCCAAGAGAAGTATGGTTCCTTACTACTCCTAATAAGAAATACACAAGGACACATGCTTATGCTGCTGGATTTATTACATTAATGGAATTATCTGAAGTATTAGATAAATATAAACTTACTAAAGAAGAAGTTGATTATTTAAGAAAAGGATTAAGAGGATTCTATCAATATGGTATAGCTAGAGAAAGTAATTTAGTTAATCCTAGAGCTGTAGGTATTGGAAGCGTTACTTATGACACTTATGATCCTTTAGTAGAAAGAGAAAGAAATTTTGTAGAATCTCAATTACAAGCTAATAATATTCAACTTGAGAACTATCTTGGAATAGGGCAAAATAATGTTCTTAATTCATTTGGTACTAAGGTAGTAGTTATTCAATGTTATTGGAAATCAAAGATGAAAATTGGTAGATTAGAATATATAGATGAAAATGGAGATAGACAAATAACATTAGTATCAGAAGATTATAAGAAAATTCCTGGAGAAATATCTATTACTTGGGAATATATTAATCAGTGGTGGAAAGGTACTAAAATTGGACAGAATGTGTATATTGATGTTCAACCACTTGAGATATTAGATTATTGTCCTATTATAGGAGTTGTACATGAAATAAAGAATACACAACCAAGATCATTAGTAGATTTGATGAAACCTTTTCAGGTTTTATATAATATCTGTATGAATCAATTATATTCTCTATTAGAGAAAGATCTAGGTATGTTAGTACTAACTTCTATTAGACACTTACCTAAATTAGGAGATGCTGATGAACAAGATGCTATAGAAGCTTGGGAAATGATGGCCAAAGAAAAAGGTGTTATGTTTATAGATGATAGTCCTGAGAATTTAAAAGCTCCTTCATCATTTAATCAACATACTGTAGTTAATGCTTCTAGAGCACAAGAGATTCAAGCTAGATATAATTTAGCTGCACAACTAAAACTTGAATGTTGGGAATTAGTTGGTATTAATAGAGAAAGAACAGGAGGAGTGGCTGCTACTCAAACAGCTACAGGAACTAATGCTGCATTAAGTCAATCTTATGCACAAACAGAACCTTATTTTGTACAACATGAATATCTACTTAATCAATTTTATCAAGCTTTATTAGATGCTGCTCAGAATATAGAGTCTAGGAAACCTACTAGTACATTATCTTATATTAACTCTATAGGAGAGAGTGCTTTTGTACAAGTTAGTGCTGAAGACTTTAAAGGCAGAGATTTGCAAGTATTTGTTACTTCTAGAGCTGAAGATCAAAGAATATTTAATGAATTAAGACAGTTTGGACAAGCAATGATACAGAATGGTGCTAGTATTTATGATGTTAGTGTATTATATAGTACTAATTCAGTTAGACAAATGCAAGCTGTATTTAAATCATTGAAAGACAAACAAGAACAAATGATAGCTCAACAACAACAGTTAGAGCAACAACAACTTGAACAATCTCAACAACAGTTTGAAGCACAAATGGCTGAGGCTGCTAGGATTAGACAAGAAGATATGATTAATGAAAATTATAATAAGGAACTTGATAGGATTAATAAGAAAGAGGTAGCTATTATTAATAGTCTTGGATTTGGTAAAGTACAAGGTGAGGATGTTAATGAGAATGGTACTCCTGATGTAATGGAAATATCTAGATTAAATATGGATATGGCTCAAGCTGAAAGAGCACATAATGCTGAATTACAAAGAATAGCATTAGAGAGAGATAAACTTAATCAGCAAAGACAGGAAAGTTTAAATAAACTTGAAGTAGAAAAGGATAAAAATAAAGTAGCTAGAGAAAATATGAAAAATGATCTTCAAATAGCTAAGATAAATGCAAGGAATAGAGCTAATAAACAAAAATCTACAAAAAAGCCTAAAAAATAAAATATGTCTATTATTAAGTTGAAGGCTAAAGTTAAATTAATGTCTGAAGAAGATATGGAATTAGAATCAGACTTAAATATTAATAATCCTAAATCTGCAAGATGGGTTTGGAGGAATATGGCCTTTAGTGTTGATGAGATAAGTAAACTAATATCATATAGTTCAGATAAAACTATTATTATTTTACATACTGGAGAGAGATTACTTACTAAAGAACCTTTTGAACAGTTATATGACTTGTGGATTGATAATCTTCCTGAAGATCTAGATTTATCTTCTTCAGAAGAAGATTTTGAAATTTCTGGTGATGAAACATGACTTAATGCTATATTAAGTAAAAAATCTTAATAAAACAAGCATAAATATTTTGATATTTAAATAATTGATTATAATTTTACATTACAAAACCAATTTAATATAATTACATATGGCAGATACACAAAGAGAGTATACAGGTAATACTGATTCAATAGACTTTTCTGATGGATTAGGAGAAACTTTTGGTGTTGAAGATACTACTATTATTGCAAAGAATCAGTTAGATTCTTTTCTAATGAATGAACCTATAACACAACTAGAAGATGTTAATAGTATACAAAGAGTAGAAGATCAACCAAAATCACAATCTCAAAATCAACCCACTCAAGATACTCAAGAAGATAAGGCAAAACAGCAACTTAAATTAGCTGAGGAACAAGAAGCTCAGAAAGAGAAAGCTAGTTCTAGTTTAAAAGATTGGTTATTATCTGATGGTAAGAAAGAGGATGATAATCAGGATACTAACAAACGAGATACTACTCAACAGACTGATAAACAACAAGAGAATGAAGAACAGAATCAAGACTCTTCTCAAGAAGAAAATCAGTATGCAATTCTGTCAAGGGATTTATATAGATTGGGAGTATTCACTCCTGATGAAGATGAAGAAGGAAATGAAATTCAAGATATAGCTGATACTCCTGAGAAATTCTTAGAAAAATTTCAGCAAGAAAAGAAGAGGGGTGCTGCTGAAATGATCGATAATTTCTTAGAAAGATTTGGTGATGACTATAAAAGAATGTTTGATTCTGTATTTGTTAAAGGAGTTAATCCAAAGGATTATTTAGCTTCTTTCACTAAAATGGAAGGAATCAAAAATATGGATTTATCTGTTGAGTCTAATCAAGAAAAGATATTTGTACAATATTACAGAGATCAAGGTCTTTCAGAAGAAAGAATACAAAAAAGGCTTGAAAAAGCAAAAGATTATGGTGACTTAGCTGATGAAGCACAAGAACTTCATGAGTTGTTAGTACAAAAAGAAGAGAGAGAATTAGCTCAAGCTGAAGTTAATAAACAGAGGGAGTTATATGAAAGACAACAGAGAGAGAATGCTTATCAACAAAATGTAAATAAGATTCTTCAAAATAAACTCCAATCAGGTGATTTTGATGGTATACCTGTGAATAAAAAAGAGGCTCAAGAGACTTTTTATTATATGACACATAAACCCTACAAATTACCTGATGGTAAGTTAATTACTGAAATGGAGAAAGATTGGTTAGAATTAGATAAACCAGAAAATCATGAATTAAAAGTAAAAGTTGCTCTACTTCTTAAAAATAAAATGGATCTGTCCAAAGTACAGAAGAAAGCAGTTTCTAATAAAACAGATAGTTTATTCACAAGTATAACAAGTAAAAAAACTGCTCAAAATAGAAAAGATACTGCTCAAAATCAACCTAAATCATTCTTTAGTTAAAAATAATTTGGCAATTAAAATTTAATAAACAACATGGCTTTACAACAAATACCTGGATTTACTGGGTTTGCTGCTACTAGAATTTCTTCTTTAGATAGGACAGCAATTGGTAAATTAACTGATGCTAATCACTTAGAGTCATTACACTTAACTGAACCTGCTGACTATGATAAGAAAATCATTTCTTTATATACTCAGACCAGTTTATATGCTAATGATTTTATGCAGATGTTAGATAAGAGTACTCCTTATTACATTACATCTAACTCTGACATGTTTAAATGGGATATTCAAGTTCCTTATCAATTCCCTAAAGTTGTAGAAGTACCTGATGAAACTAGTGCTTTACTAAAACCAGGTATTGATGGACAAGAGTTTACTCTTGTATTTGATAGGAATGAATATGTAAAAGGTGATATTATTACATCACAAAAAATGGAATTAAATACTCCATTGTATGTAGTAAAAGATCCAGTTCCTTATAATAGTGCTTGGTTATATACATTTACTATTATATCTAATAATCCAAGAGTTGACTTTATTCCTAGTAAGTTCTTCCAACCTGGAGTTGAGTTTGAACAAATTGGTAATAGTGTTGGGGAGTTTACCCAAGATCTTTCTGGATTACCATACATGGGTGATAAGATTACCCTTTATGAAGCTTTAGGTGCTGGTTTTGGTGTTGAACACACTATTACAAACTGGGCTGATGCTAGAATGTTAAAAGATGGTAATGGAAGACCTCTTGACATTATGGTATATGGAAAAGTTGGTAGAAATCAACTTCCTGATAACATGAATCTTGACATCAGATGGGAACCTTATGTAGAGTTCTTAATGAGGAAGAAAATGATGGATCTCAAGACTAACTATATGATTTGGGGTAGGCCAGGTACTGCAAAGGACAATGGTTCCAAACAAGAAATTAAGAAAGTTAGTTCTGGAGTATATCATAAAATACTTAACAATGGTAATGTATTCTTCTATAATAGAGGTGAGTTTAGTATTGCAATGTTAAGAGATATTTTTGGTGATATTTTCTATAGGAGAGTAGATATCAAAAATAGAAGAGTTAAAATCTATACTAATGAAGCTGGTTTTGAAGTATTCAAAACTGCTGCTAAAAATGACTTGTTAAACTCTGGATTAACAGTTATTGCTGATAACAGATTCATTCAAGGATCTGGTCAGAATATGACAATATCTTATGCTTTTGAAAGTATTATTACTTCTGATACTGGTAGAATTGATCTTGTTCACTTAAGACAACTTGATCTTCCAAATACTAACTTGGAATTTGGTCAGAATAAAAAATCTACTCCAATATTCTTAGTATTTGATGTTTCTCCTACTGGAGATGGTACACTTCAAAATAACATCAGAGAAGTAAGGATGAAATCCAGACCTTCTATGACTTGGGGTTATATTGATGGTAGAATGCACCACTTAGGTTTTGCTAAGGCACAAGGTATGAGTTCTTCTAATAAATTCCCAGGATATACTATCTGGATGGAAGATAGATGTGATGTGTTCATTGAAGATTTATCAAGATGTGTAATGATTAAAGAAATTCCAAGCTTCTAATATTAAACTAATAGACCTAGGGTATGTCATTAAACTACCCTAAAAATTTCAAAAACCAAATATTTAATAAAAATTACATTATGGGTAGAATAGGTAAAATCAGTACTATCAAAAAAGAGTATAGTAGGAATAATGGTTCACTTGAAGCTTCATTAGCTCAAAATGGTTATCAAAGATTTCCTGGTACTTCTACTAGATTTGTTTGTCCCAAATTACCAAATGGTACATATCAAACAGGGCTAGATCCTAATGCTCTTTATATTGATAAAATGTCTCCTGAAGAAGCTAGTGCTGAAAGACAGAGAGTTACTGAATTAAGAGAAAAACTTGAAAGATTAACAGGAATTGACCTTAGTCCTAGATCTGAATATTATTCTAAAATGTATGATGAAAATCATCCTTTTAGAGCTCAGATTGTTAGATTAAAAGAAGGTGATACAATTTTTGATTTAGATGATCCTTATCAAGAAATTACTTGGGCATGGTTATGTAGACATCCTCTTATTGCTAGATCTTGGCAAGCTTGGGAAAGAGGTGAATATAGTCCAATAACTCAGTTTTATGTTAATGATGACAATGTAGAACAAGAGATTACCTATAAAAAGAAAACAGCTATTAACAAATCTATTTCTCTATTAGAATCATTGTCACTAGAGAGAAGGAAGAAAGTAGCTAGATTACTTGGTCTACCTGTAACAGATAATTCTAAAGAAATATTTGTATATAATCTTCTTGATAGTTATATTAAACAACCTGAAATTAAGGAAGGAGAATATAAAGGAGCAGATCCTGTAGCTTTATTTACAAAAATTGCTACTATGGAAGACACTCTTCTACATGTAAAAGATCTAGTAGAACAAGCTCTTAGACATTCTATCATTAGAGTTAAAGGTGGTAAAATATATGATGGACATGCTGAATTAGCTAAGTCAAAAGAAGATTATGTTCTAGAACTTATGAAAGATAAAAATCAGGAAGATTTATTAACATTAGAACATAAACTTTCATCTAAAAAACAAATATTAACATGATACCTGTAGACCAATTGTTGTATGATATTGACTTAAAGCTCAATAAAGTTGCAACTAATGATCACCAGAGTATTCCTTTAGAAGATAAAATTATTGCTCTAAATGAAGCCCAGGTACAGTTAATAAAACAAAAGCTTAATCCAAATAATATTTATAAACTTGGATATGATGCTTTCAAAAAAAGATATGATGATTTACAAATATTATTTGCTGAAGACTCTGTAAGTCTTACAGATGATAATGTAAAAATAAACAGATTTTCTGGAGATATTTCTCAAATGAACCCTAAATACATGTTTTATGTTGATGGGTTCATTTTAGCTAATAAGGGTACTTGTACTGATGTTCCAGTATATTTGATATTAACAAAACATGCAGATCTTTTTACCTTAATGGGCAATACAAATACTTCACCTAGTTTTGAGTATCAAGAAACACTTATTACTATCTCAGGAAATAGAGCTGAAGTATACACTGATGGAACTTTTACTCCTACTAAATTAACACTTAGATATTTAAGATATCCTAAAAAGATAGATTCAAGTGGATATATAGATTTTAATGGAGTAGATTCTACTGATCAGGATTGTGAATTACCTGACTATCTTAAAGATGAACTTGTAGATTTAGCTGTAAAAGAATTAGCTATGAGTACAGAAAATCATAATGCAGTTCAATATTCTCAAGATAGAATTATTAATAATGAGTAAATTTTTAAATTAATTAAAAAATAGGAATACAATGGATTTCTCTTTAACAACTTTATTTGTACTTCCAGCAGGAAATACTCTTCCTACTACTGGATCAACTGATGCTTTAAATCCAGGTCAGTTTGGTGTATTTACTAGTAAATATGCTGTAGCTACTTCTGGAAACATAGCTAATCAACCTTATATTTATTTAGCTCAAGGTAGGGTAGAGCAAGTTCCTGGTCTTGGATCTAAGAGATCTGATAAGATTAAGAATGGTTCTGCACTTATTGAGTGGTATAAAGTAGAAGCTAAACCTACAGCTCAAGTTCAAATTTCAGCAATTGGTAATACTGGAGAAGCTGGTGATACTAAAACAATTCAAGCTAAATGTGATGAAAGTTATTCTGTAACTTTAAGATTATTCTCTAGCTATATTGACTTAGGTTACTTTAATGGTCTTACCAGATCATTTACTTATCAGACTGAATGTTGTGATGGTTGTGCTGGTGGAGATTGTGAATCTGCTGATATTAATGCATTAGTAGATTACTTTGTAGCTGCTATTAATGCTGATCCTTTAGTTGGTCAATATATTCTAGCTGAGAAGATTACTCAAGGTACAGCTCCTAATGTTCTTTATGGTATTAAATTAACAGGTAAAGCTCTTAACAAATATGGACAGCCATGTGATATTACTGCTTTCCCTTATGAATATGATAAGTTAAGATTCCAAACTTGGGCATATAAAGGTGCTGATACTACTCAAGATTATCTTGTGTATGATAGATGTGAAAATACTCCTGTAACTGTATTACAAGAGTCTACTTATCCTACTGGTAGTTCAGATGAGATCAAATTATTAGAAATGAGATATCATTCTTATCAGACTACTTATAAACATATCTTCAGGTGGCCAATTTGGAATGGAGCCTTTACTTCTTATGTTGTAGATGGTACATTCTATGATACTTACTATATTAAATATAGGGATTTAGAACTTCACACTTGGAATGATTATGTTGATCAAGATGAAACAGTTATTATAGCTGTTCCAGCTGGTCAGGGTACTGCACTAGAAACATTATTAACTGCTTATTTAGGCCCTATTAATAATATTGCACATCCATAATAATAAATATTTTTACTTGAGAGGGTGGAAGGAAAGCTATTAGTTTATCTTTCCACCCTTTTTCTTTAAAAACCAAAACATATGAATATTAATCAAGAAGGTTTAGATTTAATCAAATCATTTGAAGGATTAAAATTAAAAGCTTATTTAGATGCTGTTAGAATTCCAACTATAGGTTATGGAACTACAATATATCCCCCTTCACATTTAAATGGAAGAGCTGTTAAATTAGGAGATGAAATAACTAAGGAAGAGGCAGAATTATTTCTTAAATATGATGTAGAACAAAAAGCTAAGAAAATAAAATCTTTCATTACAAAACCTCTAAATGATAATCAATTTAGTGCTCTTGTAAGTTTTACTTATAATTTAGGTGAAGGAGCATTTAAATCAAGCACTCTTCTAAAGAGAATTAATATTGATCCTAATGATCCTAAAATTCATGATGAATTTATGAAATGGATTAATGCTGGAGGAAAACCTTTAGAAGGACTCAAAAGAAGAAGAAAAGCAGAAAGTGATTTATACTTTAAAAAATAACAAATGAATCAACCTCTATTAGATATAACATTAATATCAACCTATTCTACAAAAACATTAGGAATAGCTGATATTAGTGTATATCCAAATAACTTTACTGTAATTAATGCAACAATAGAGATTACTGCTCCTGGTTTAATGAAAGTAGCTCTTCCATTTAATCCAAGAGCTGTTAATATATTTAATTCAAATAATATCAATCTTACATGTACTCCAAACTATGATTTATTAGCATCATTACCTGATGGTATTTATACTATTAAGTATTCAATAGCTCCTAATCAAGATAGGTTTATTGAAAAATCATTTATGAGAGTAGATAAACTAGAATGTAAGTTTTCACAAACTTTTCTTTATTTAGATTTAGATGATGATGATTTTAAAGATAATCATAATGCTAAATTAGATAAATTAAAGAAAGCTAGGTTATTTATAGATGGTTCTGTAGCAGCAATGAATGAGTGTGATTCTGAGTTAGCTACTAAATTATATAAAAAAGCAGAGCAGTTACTTGATAGTATTATTGATGGAGAATGTAAGTGTGAATAATAAAAACTTATTATATGCCTAAGTGTAAATCTTGTGGAAAAAGTGTAGGTTGTGGTTGTCAATTAACAAATGGATTATGTATTAATTGTATTAGTCAAGGTAAAAATAATCAATTAACTGAAAAACAACCAGTTCCTATAGCTTCTGTACAGATAACTACATTTATACCTGAATTACCAATTGAAGGTAAAGAAAATGTAATTCACTTTAATTTAAATGACTAATGATTTCTGTAAAATTAAAACTAGTTAATTGTTCAGAAGGTAATTGTGGAAATCCAGATTATGATGAATTATTTAATAAAATAAATAAGAAAATCTATAAATATTCTAAACTTGGATATAATAATCTAAGATTTTTTCTTAATAAGAAGCTCAATTGTCATGATGAATATGATTATGAAAGGTTAGTTTATTACAGAGAACTTCTTACAAGAAAAATAGCAGATGATGAATGTTTATCTGAATATCATATAGATGAAATTATTTCTAAAATTAAAAAATTATTAAGATAATGGGATCTGGATGCCTTCAAAATAAAAATATAAGTACATGTCTTGATCCAATTAGTTCTGATTGTGTTAAGTATCAAGGAATTCCTGATGAATTATTAGGAATATGTACTGGTGATACTATTACTGAAGTAGAGGAAGCTATCATTAAAAGACTAAAAACATTATCTTTTGATGGTAAGGATATTACTTTAAATTCACTTATTCTTGATGTATGTAATGATATAAAGCAGTTAGTAGGTAATCAACCTAAAACTGTATTAAATGTAATACAAGCATTAGTACAATATGCTTGTATATTAAAATCTAGAGTAGATTCTATACAAACAACTATAACTGGTAATCTTGGTTCAGGTACTATAGATTTTAAATGTATACCAGCTCCTTCACAGTTTAGTTTTACTAATGTAATACAAAATATTATAACTGCTCACTGTAATCTTAAAACAGCAGTAGATCAAATAATAAGTAATTCTGGATCTACTACAATTATAGATGGAAGAATATTTAATTCATTAAATTCTCTTATATCTACTCCTGGAGGAAATGGACTAAAGAAAACAGTAAATACTACTAATCAACAAGTATCTTACTCTATTACTGGAGTAGTTCCTCCATATACAGCATTAGAATATTATGGTCCTTTAAGCTATTTTGATAGTACAGGTAAAGGATTACCTAATACTCCTTATGAAGGTTGGTATTTATGTAATGGTCTTAATGGAACTCCTGATAAAAGAGGACTTGTTTCTGTAGGTGCTATACAAGGAGTTCCTGGAGGTGCTTTAAGTCCAAATGTTAATCCAGCTAATGATGCTTCAATGAATTATTCAGTTGGACAAATTGGAGGTAATACTAAGGTTACTTTAAGTAGAGCTAATTTACCTGATTATCAAATGGCTGGTAATGTTGCAGGTAGTTTTAATATTGGAGTATGGGTTAAAGCTGGTAGATGTCAAGAATCTAGTTCTAAAATTAGAGTATATGGACCTAATGCTGATTGTATGGACCCTCAAGCAGAAACTTTAAGTGGTTCTTTATCTGGTACTACTACAGTTAATTTAGGTGGTGGTGGTCAAGCAATTGATGTAAGACAACCTTTTATTGCTTGTAACTATATAATGAGATTTGATTAATGTTAAAATAATTTAAAATATGTCTTGCACAAACTGTTCAGGTACTTCTAGTTTTTCTATTCCTACTACACAATCTATTAAGCCTTGTTCAAATGGAATGTTTGATGCTAGATGTATTGTATATACTGGACCTTCTTTATCTTGTATTAATGTAGATACTAATACATGTTTACAGGATATAATTCAATCTATAAATTCTAAAGTTTGTCAGGCTGTAGGAGACTATACTCAGTATAATTTCAATTGTTTAAGTTCTGAATTTATTATTACTAATGAAGGAGAGTTTGTAGATGCTATAACTCAATATGTATGTAATCTCTCTACTAGAATAGATAATTTAGAAATTACAGTTCAAAACAACTATAATGATCTGACTACTCAGATTAATACAATAAAAAATCCTGGATTAACTTCTCCTTGTCCTACTATAGTAATATATGATGAAACTTCTAGTTTAGATCAAATATTAACTGCTCAAAGTACAGCAATATGTAATTTAAATAGTAGTTTATCATTAACTGGAGTTGATTGGGATAAATGTTATACTCCAACTTCAACTCCTACTAACATTATAGAAGGATTTAATGAGTTGTTAAATCAAATATGTTTAACTAAACAATCTACAGGAGGTGGTGGAGTATTACCTACATTCGATAATACTGGAACATGTTTAAGTTCACCAACAGCTAGTGATTCTTTAGTAGATACAATAATAAAGATTAGGACTAGATTATGCCAAACTCCTACATTTAATGCTTCTAATTTAACTCCTTCTGCTTGTGTACAATTTAGTGGAGCTAGTACTTTAGAAGAAGTAATAGATGCTCAGAATAATCAAATTACACAGATTTCTCAACAGTCTATTAGACAAATTAGCACAGACTTTACAATAACTCCTGTTGATAGTACTCAACCATGTTTGGGTATGAAATTAGGATTAAATTCTTCTGTACAAGATAGAAGAGTAGCTAGTAATGCTGCTGATACAAGTCCTGGTACTTTACAAGATAAATTACAACAAGGAACTAATATTACATTAGATTATGCTACCACTCCTGGTAAAGTAATAATTAATGCTACTGGAGGATCTCAAACAGATGAAAAGGTAAAAGCTACTTCTACAGATCCTACTGCTGGATATTTAAATACTAAGATTGTTGGAGATACTTCAGATCCAGTTATACAGACAAGTATAATACCTCAAACTACTAATGTAAAGGTTACTTCTAGTATTAATATGGAGGAATTGGTTAAGGCTATATTAGAAGTTTTAGAAGATCCTACTACAGATCCTACAATAAAACAAAGATTCTGTGCTATAGTAAGTTCTTGTCCTGTAGCTTGTGCAGCTCCAACAAATGCTAGTGTTTCATTTCAAACTAGTTAATAATGAGTAATAAAGCAGTAATAACATTTACTCCAGTTCCACATGTATTATATGTAATTACATACAAGAAATCAACAAGTAGTAGTTGGATAACTCCTCCTGGAAACCCAACTACTACTTCACCTTTCATAATAGATAATATAGAAGCTGGAGTATTATATGATTTTAAGTTACAGAGTGATTGTGGAATACAAACCTTTCAAGGAATATTAGCTTGTCCACAGGTGGTTAATTTAACAGCAACAAATGTCTAAAAATGTTAAAAGCAACAATTCAATGGGATAATGATCCTAATGCTATATCATATTTTATACAATACAGAATAGTAGGATCAAACTATTGGATTACACCTAATGAAAACAATCCTACTATTAATAATTTTTATGTAGTAGAAAATATACCATATGGAGCACTCTATGAATTTAAAATAATTGCAGAAACATGTGAAACATCATGTGAAACTATTTTAGAAGTAGCTGCTCCTTGTTTAATAACTTCAAACTTAATAGCAAATCCTTCAGGTATGGGATCAATGAAACTAACTTGGGATACAAAGCCTTGGGCTGTATCCTATGCAGTAAAATATAAAAAGAGTGCTGATGCTACATTTATTACAGCACCTGGTTCCCCTACAACAGGAACCACATTAACTATTACTGGTTTAGATGATGGTGTTAGTTATGATTTTATGGTTCAAGTGAATTGTCAATCAGGAACTTCAACTGGAGTACAAACTACACAACCAACAGCTTGTCCAGATGTAACTGGATTAGTTGCTACCAATGTATAAAACAAAGTAATATGGCAGATGTACAATTAAATTGGAATAGTATAACAACAGGACAATCTTACAAAGTTGAACATAAGAAATCATCAGATTCTACTTGGACTACTGATACTACAGGATTAACCACTACAACTTATGTAGTAACTGGATTAGATAATAGTACAAGTTATGACTTTAGAGTTACAGCAACTTGTGCAGGAGGTTCTACTTCCACAGGAGTTGTGACAAATATAACTACACCAACACCTACAGTTTATATATGGGTAGAAGATACTTATACTTGTGCTCAAGATAATATCTTTACTGAAGTAGCTAGAGTAGATACTCTGTCAAGTCCTAGTAAAGCATTTTATTATGCTCCTCAAGGTAGAATGTATGTTATAGATGCTGATGATCCAAATGGTATTTTTTGGTGGTTTGATCCAAATACTTTTAGTAATGCTTCTCAAAGAAATTATATTCCTGGAACTACTAGTTTAGTTCAGTGTTATATGCAAGCATATGATACTCAATATAATAGATTATATGCTACTGGATTTTTTACTGGAGGTAGTACAGCAGGAGGGTTGTTAGTATATGATATTCCATCAAATACTGTAACTACAGTACCTTATGGCTCTAATGTAACAAGTGCATTCAGTAGAACTACCATAGCTGTAGAAGGTAATTATATTTATTGTGGTGATAGAACTAACAAAACACTTTCTTTAATAAACAGATCTACCTTAACATTAGATAGTGTAGTGGACTTAACTACAGTTCCAGGGATAGGTACTAAAAGAGTAACTGCTGGTTGTTCTTTAACATTTATCAATGGAGAAGTTTGGGTATGGAATACAGGAGATAATCCTTCAGATAATGATACTCTTTTGATATATAATCCAACTTTTACTACTGTTCTAGGTGAAGTAGATGTAACAGCTTATAGATCTGAATGGTTTATATCACAGCCAAATAGTGTTGGATATTGGGGTAAATCATATTATGATGCTGAAAAGAAAATATTCTATGGAACAGATTATGCATCAAAAACATTAATAGCTGTAGATACAACTACTAAAACTATAAAGAATGTTATCACTCTAAGTAATCTAGAAGGTTTTAATTCATTTATATCAAATATTGTAAATGATCCTATCACAAATGATGTATACTTTACTGGTACTGAAAGTACTATTAGTGGAGTAACTACAGGAGCTAGAAGTAGATCTTATAGAATAAATAGAGATAACATTTATATAGAACAATTATATCCTGATTTAACTATTAATCAATTTGAAAGACAAGGATCTACAAATTTTGTTTGGGGTATGGTTCCAGGTAGAAGACCTTGGGATTCTCCAAATACAGGATGGAATACAGATGGTGTAACAATTAAATTTAGTAGATAATGGCAAATACAGGTATAGAAATAGTATTAACACTAAAACAAGTAGCTGCACCATGTCCTCCTCCTTATACAGGATGTACACCTGCACCAGGAAATCCTACTAAACCAAATGTAGAAGGAGATCCTGATTATATAGCTCCTTATCAAAATTTAACAAATTGTCCAATAACTTATGATGATACATGTCCAGAAGTCATATATACTCCAACTTCAAATAGTATTATGTATGAATTCTCACTAGAAAATAGTGTTGTTAACAATCCTAATATTAAAAAAATATTAATAACATTAACAAATACTACTACTAGTTCTTCTGTAACTAAAACATTTGTATTACCAAATACTCCTTCTCCAAATTTCTTTATAGATACATTCACAGGATTATCTGGAGCTACTAATTATGACTTTGTAGTTAGTTACTTAAATGCAAGTGATACAACAGTTAAAACTTGTCCTACAATTAATATTTTAACAACATAATATGGCACTCAAAACTCTAAAAATAAATTATACAATTCCTGTAGGATCATATTTAAAATTAGGATATAGACGATTAGGATTTAGTACAGGATTTACTTATGTTCAGCCAAATCCTTTCTTTAATGAAACTCCTTATACAATACAATTAGATGATTTATATCAGTATGAGTTTGAATTATCTACTATTTGTGGAGGTAATGACTGTAATGGTGAAACCTCTGCTCCTATATATCTACAAGAAGGATTAGATACTCCCTAATAAAGATATTTCTATGGTTTTTGGTTTTTCCATAGAATTTATAACAATGGCTAGGTTTCTACCTGGCCTTTTTTATTCTCACTAATATCATTAATAAAACATATTAGTCTAACCAAAAATATTTGGTTTTATCAGGTAAAAATTTTAACTTTGAAAAAATATTGTCAAATGTTTACATCAAGTACAAATAGAGATGCTGTATCCAGAGTAAGATCAATGAATAAATTAATTTCTGCTGACAATACTATTACAGATAGAGCAATTCTTAAAGAATTAAAATCTATAGCTACTTTACTTATAAAGAGAGAGACTAATTTAAGAAGATTGTGGCAATCTCCTAATCTTTTTACAGCTCTCCATTGTATTGAGATGGAGAGAGTTTCATTATCTGAATGTTGTGATTATAAATCTCCATGTTATATAGCTAAATCTAAATTAAAAATTCCTAAGATTGCAGAGGGAATATTTGGATTATTGATTCAAGGAGTGTTTAATGTTGATAATTCAGAGAGCTTCAAATTTACTACTCCATCAAGATATGCTAATATATTAAAGCTCAAACTTCCTGGTAAGCAAGGATATTTTTGGATTCAGAATGAACATCTTTATGTATCTGATGAAAATGTAGAAAGAGTTAATTTATTTGCATATTTTGAAGATGAAGTAAAAGAATCTGATTTTAACTCTTGTATGGAAGATACAGAAGAGATTTGTCAAAATCCTTTAGATGCTGAATTCAGATGTCCAGGATATCTTATTAATTCTGTAGTAGATATGGTAAATGATAAATTAATGAAAACATATTTCAGACATATTATAGATTATACTTCAGATGGAAAAGATGACCTCAGATAGAGAATTAACATGGGAGTCTTATGATAATTATAGACTAAGAACATTATATCTTAAAGCCAAGGAATGGTTTTTATTTAAATATGGATATACATATAAACCTACAGAAAAGGAAATAGAAGATTTGATGAATAATCCTGACTTCATAAAGAAACATTGTCCATATATTATTCCAGAGATGGATGATAAATTTAAATGGACAATTAATCCCACTTATAATGGAATAGTAGAAAATCCAGTTAAATTAGAAAGGGAGAATATAGGAATTCTTAAAGATGAAATAGAGTTTGAATGTTTAAATATATCTGATTTTGTTAAACCTCTTTTTGTTGGTAAAGGTATATTTGAACAAATGAGAGATAGTGATAATTATGTTACTTATGAAAGAGGAAGTCTTAATTTAGACTTATTAAAAGAAGTCTTATTTACACAAGGTTCAATAAGAAAAACAAGAACAACAAGAACAATAATTTAATGCCTAGAGTAAGTGTACAATATAGAACTACAAGTAAAGAGAATTATGAAAGATTCTGTGTAGAGAATCCAGAAGTGGATATTTCTTTTGATAAATGGAAAGAGATTTTATATTCTTATATAAAGATCTACACAGAAAATATTCTTGAAACTGGAGAGAAAAATAAGATACCTTTTGGATTTGGAGGGCTATCAATTAATAAGAAAAAGAGTAAAAGAACAAAAGAATGGAATGGTAAAACTTATATAAATCTTCCTATTGATTGGCAGAAGACAAAAAAAGAAGGTAAAATAATATATAATCTAAATTATCATACAGATGGTTATAGATATAGATGGGTCTGGTTTAAGGAGTATTGTCACTTCTATGGGTCAGACCTTTATGTATTTAAACCAAGCAGAGAATTATCAAAAAAATTAGCTAGTTATCTTAAAAACCCTAATGCTGATTATAAGGAAATATATAGAGAATGGCTTAAAAAATAAAATTGTTACCTATGTCAATATATAAAAAATATAATTTTATCTCTCCAGAACAATTATATGCTAAAATAAAAGAAGAATTAAAATCATACTTTGATACAGGTATCATTGATGATTTATTGTTTCCTATATATACAGACTATGTACTTAAAAAGTTTGGTAGAGCTACTTATAAAATACTTCAAGTACCTATAGTTATTGAGAATTTTCAAGGTAAATTACCTGATGATTTTTATGCTATTAGAGAAGCTTGGGGTTGTACTAATGTAGTATCCAATCCT